TGAAAATAGTTACTAATACCAATTTTAAATTAACTTCATCACCGTCAAACAGTTTCAGTTTCAATTTTCAAATCACCGAACCCAATGGATTTAAATTTCCTACTGACTTAGTTAAGGCTGTGCGTGAAATGCAACAAACTAGCGGGTTATATAGACCAGATAGAATAAATGAAACGGTTGTTGCACTACAGGCATATTTTTTGTTAGTAATTAGATTTTATGGATATGACAAAGATGGCAATATAGTAACTAGTACAAGTACACAAGATCCAACAGTAACTGATAGCTCTGCAACATTAGAAAGAAGTTGGCCCATAACAATAACTGGTTTTAATTTTAAAATAAATGATAGAATGATAGTATATAATGTTGAGGCAAAATTGATTGCTGAAACTATGGCTATGGGTAGATTACGAGGTGTATTAGGTAGTGAAGTAAATATATCAGGTACTACAGTGGGTGAAATATTACAATCATTAACAGATGCATTGAATGCACAACAAAAAGTTTTAGTAGATACAAAAATATACAACGTAGCAGACAAGTATGTTATTAATTTTGCACCAAATTCGGGTATTGACTCAGCGGCTTTATTAGATTTGAAAACTGCTTACAATAAAACAACTCCAATGGCTTCAGTCACTGGTCCAGAGCAAAGCAATGTGCGAACAGGGGCAAATTCGTCAACTGTGTTGTTTGAAAAGAAAACATTAGCGGTAAGCAATCAACCTATTATTAATATCATTGACCAAGTTATTACTCAAAGTGCATATGTATATGATACATTGAAATATTTATTCAAAGAGGAAACTCAGCCTGTTACAGGATCAGATTTATCAGACTCAACTTTAACCAATTCTGATTCAGGAAAAAAACCACTTAAGTGGTTCATGGTAACACCATCGATTCAATTGAATGAAGTAGATGTACAAAGGGGAAACATACCAAGTTGTACAATCACCTTTACCATACAACCTCATAGTATACCTGATATCAGAGGCAGTAACATAGGAAAAACAGATACATATCTCGGACCTTATAAAAGATATCAACATACTTATTTGTCTGGTGTTGGTAAAGAAATTCTTAGTTTTGAACAAAATTATAACTTGCTATTTTTTAATTTACTAGGTGAAAATATTAGTTCAGTTTCTAGTACAAATAATGACCCGACTGCTCCTGCAGGCGTAGGTTCTGCTGATGTAAATAATCAAGGAAAACTTCCTACATGGTTTAATAAAGCGATTGGTCCAATAAAATCATACTTGTATGGACCAAGCAGTCAACTAGCAACTAAGATGACAATACTTGGTGACCCTGATTATCTAATGACTTGCACGGCACAGGGATATGATGCAATTACAAATCCATATTATGGTACAGATGGATGGAGTATTAATCCAACTACTGGACAAATATTTGTTGAAGTAGATTTTAGAGATGCAAGTGATTATGACAATAATATTGGTTTACTAAATGTAGCAAAAGATGACGATATATTCTTTTATAACTATCCACCTGAATTAGGCATAAAAGGATTAGCGTTGACAGTGTGGCAAGTTACAAGTAACTTTAGCAAAGGACAATTTACACAAGACATGAAATTTGGTGTACCTGCATTTCCAGACGATGAGGCAAAAACAGGTATAGGTAATATGAATAGTGCATCACTTAATCCAGCAAATGGATCAAGTGCAACTACTATACCCAGTGGAGCAACCATAAAAGCACCTGCGTCTGCCGCAGAACCAAACAATTAATTTAATAATTAGATATGGCATTTAATAGTAACGAAAATGTAGTCAAAACATTTGGTGGATTTAGTAGTAATAAAGATACTAGAGGTGGAGCCACAACTATACCTAGTGCAGTTATTGGTATTGTAAAGAACAACGTAGATCCTGCTCGCAGCGGAAAACTTCAGGTATATTTAGTTAGACAAGACAGTGCACTTGATCCAGATAATCCAGCTGGATGGAAAACAGTCAACTACATGAGTCCCTTCTTTGGTTATACTGCAACAACAAGTAGTGTGTCAGATGATGGAAAATTTGTAGGTAATCCAAATAGTTATGGCATGTGGATGACACCTCCTGATATCAATACTGAAGTTATATGTGTATTTTTGAACGGTGACCCAAGCCAGGGTTACTATATAGGTAGTTTACCTAATCCAGGTATATCTCAAATGGTGCCTGCTATTGGTAGTAGCAGTAGTATTATTGCAAATGCAGGTGAAGCTAGTGGTTACGGTGGTGCAACAACATTACCAGTCAGCGAAATTAATAATGCTAATCCTGCACATAGTCAAAACCCAAATTTAATCAATCAACCTAGAACTGTTCATAGCTATCAAGCAGCAATATTGAATAAACAAGGATTAATTCGTGATCCTGATCGTGGTACAATTTCTAGTAGTAGTACACGTGAAAGTCCTAGTCAAGTATTTGGTATTAGTACTCCTGGTAGACCAATATATAAAGGTGGTTACACCAATGATACAATTAAAGATGCAATTAATAATAGCTCAACACCAGATGATAAATTTAAAATTATAGGTAGATTGGGTGGCCATACATTTGTAATGGATGACGGTGATGTGACTGGTAAAGACCAATTGATGAGATTGCGTACTGGTACTGGTCACATGATTATGATGAATGATAAAGCACAAACTTTATTCATTATTCATGCTAATGGTAAAAGTTATATTGAATTAGGTAAAGAAGGTACGATTGATATGTACGCTATGAATAGCGTTAACATACGTACTCAAGGAGATTTGAACTTACATGCAGATAACAATGTTAACATCAAAGCTACAAAAAGTGTAAACATTAGTGGTGAAAATCTTGCAACTGAAAGTTTAAAACAAACTACTAGTTTTGTAGGTACTACGTATAATGGATATGTTAAAGGTAACTATACATTAAAGACTGAAGGTAAAATGTCAACTGAAACTACAGGTGAGTTTGGTATTAAAAATAAAAACGCTGCCATAGTACTTGACGGAAAAAATGTTAAACTTAATAGCGGTAATCCAACACTAGTGCCTGACACGGTAAATCAAATACCAATCGTACAACATCCCGACACATTATATAGTTCTAGTGTAGGATGGGCAGCTGCCCCGGGTAAACTATCTAGCATAGTATCTAGGGCACCAGCACATAGCCCTTGGTCTTATGCAAATCAAGGAGTAGATGTAAATATTAATCCAGATAGTAGTAAAGCTTTTCCAAGTCCCCCAAGTGCTAGTGTTCAAGCGGCAAATGCATCTGTTCCGGCTGCACCAATTTCAGTAACATCACCTACTATAGCATCAACCTCACCTCCTATGCTTGGCACGTCCAATATGCTTGATTCAGCTACTACTCGCACTATTGCAAGTCAAGTAGCAGTTAACGCACAAACAGACCCAGTTACTGGAGCAGCAGCAGTTGCAGGTGCAGGAATCGTTGGAAATACGGCAGTGATTGGACCATATGGATTAAGTCCGCAACAAATGGATGATGGTGGATTTATTAAACCCGGAGCAAGCAGAGCAGTACAACAATGTTTGGATACTGGAAAATCACTAACTGATAGTTTTCCAGATGCTATTTTTACTGGTAAAAACGGAATTACCAATATCAATCAATTTATAAATGATACCGCATCACAAGCTAGTTGTCTGAATACATTGCTTCAAAAAGCACAAACTGACTTGACAAATGTTGGAGTATTAGATGGTACTGAAAGTGCATCACAAACAGGTGGATTAATTGCTAGTAGTGCAGTACACGGTGTTACTTCAACATTAAATGCAGCGGGATTAAAAGGGGTAGACTCATCTAGTGTAACAGGGGCATTAAATGCTAAACCACCTGCATCAGTAACTGCAATATTAGGTATGATTGCAGGTGGAAATTTTGCTGGATCATTGGTTGATAAAGCAATGAATGCATTCAGTGGGCTTGGTGGACTTGACATAACTGCAAAATTTCAAACCACTGCAGCCTCATTATTTGCTACTGTGACTGCTAAGTTTAAGGGATTCTCCGCTAATGTTCCTCAAGACTTATCTGCACTTAGTAGTGCGGCTGGATCAAATCTCGCTGACGTAGCATCAAATGCTAGCGGATTGAGTAATCTACCTGGTGGTGCAAATGCAGTAACTGGTATAGTAGGTAACGTAACCGCCGGCGTGTCAAATGCAATATCAGGTACGTCACAATTAAATAGTATTGCAAACTCAGCGGCAACTGCATCAACACAACTAGCAGCATTGACAAATGGTGGTGCATCAAGTATAACTAGTTTAGCTACTGCGGGTTTACCTGCATCTGCCGTGAATGCATTAAAAGGTGCAGTTAATTCATTCTCTACTGGATCAGTAAGTGTTAAATTACCAACTGTTGCAAGTAACACAGTAGATTTTAGTAGTTTAGCTAAACAGTCTAAAAATCTATTAGGTGATGATAGAATACCCCCAGTGGATGTAGGTTAAATATAAGGAAATATCATGGCTACTTTTATAGGTTTTAGTACACAACATGCAGACAATGTAGTAACAAATGGATATACTCCGGGTTATACAAATACGATTGGAAATCAAAATCAGGGTACTTCTGTGCGTAGTGGTAACAAATATACAACTACCGATCAAGATTTAGTTATACAAGATTTTATCAATAGTTTGAATATACAACAAGGAACATTACCTGGACGCCCTGATTACGGTACCAATATTTATAGTTATATATTTGAACCAAATACAACTGAAACTAAATTAGCAATTGATAACGAGTTAAAAAGAATGGTATCATTAGATCCAAGAATTGTATTGAATACAATTCAATTAACTTCAACAGATACTGGGATTATAATTCAAATGGAAATAGCAATTAATCCTTTTTTAGATCCCTTAACATTATCAGTTTATTTTGATCAAGCATCTAGCAAAGCTAATTTAGTTACAGGCTAATCAAAAACGCCGGTTTTTGTTACGATAAATATAATACAGAGAAAACATATGGCAACAAGTTCTAGACAATCAAATTTATTTGGTGTAAATGATTGGAAATCAATATACCAAACTTATAATCAAGCTGATTTTCAAAGCTATGACTTTGAAAGCCTGCGTAAAAATTTCGTAGATTACTTACGTGCCTACTATCCTGAAACATTCAACGACTATACTGAATCTAGTGAATATGTAGCATTACTAGATTTAATGGCTTTCATGGGCCAAGCAATGAGTTTCCGTGATGACTTAAATACACGTGAAAATTTTATTGATACTGCACAGCGTAGAGATAGTGTTGTCAAATTAGCAAACTTAGTTGGATACACACCAAAACGCAATCTTGCAGGGCAAGGATTATTAAAAATAACAAGTATACAGACATCTGAAGCAATTAGTGATATTAATGGTATTAATCTTAGTAATTTGTCTGTTATATACAATGACCCAGCTAATTCAAATTGGCAAGAACAATTTAATACAATTATAAATTCAGCATTGGTAAGCTCACAAAGAATAGGGCGCCCGGGTAATAGTCAAACTTTACTAGATATCAAAACAGATGAATACGGAATAAGTATCCCTTCTGGTAGCACTCCAGTTGGTAAGTTTTCTGCTAAAATCGACAATTTAAGTATGAATTTTGAATATGTTAGTGCGACTAGTGTTAACTCAAATAGTTTATATGAGCCTGGCCCCGCACCTTCAAATAGTTTTAATATTTTATATAGAAATGATAAATTAGGTTACGGTAGTGCTAATACTGGTTTCTTTATGTATTTTAAACAAGGTGGACTGCAACAATACTTCTTTACTATAGCAGAACAAACTGTAAACAATGTTGTTAGCATAGGAAATATCGAAGGTATTAATAACACAGACACATGGTTATTTCAAATCGATCCTACTACTGGTGCATACACACAATGGACACAAGTAGAAAATATATACAATACACAAAATAGTTCAACAATTGGTAGCAAATTAAAAGTGTTTAGCGTAACTTCTGGGTTTAATGACACAGTTAGTTATAATTTTGGTGATGGTGTATTCAGTGAAATTCCAGTTGGTAATTTTGTGGCACTGGTCCGTTCAAGTAATAGACTAACATATACGATCAATCCAAGCGAAATGCGTGGTATCACCGTACAACTTAACTATATAAGCAAGTATAATAGAACAGAAACATTGTCTATGTCATTAGGATTGCAATTACCAGTTAGTAATGCACAAGCTCCTGAGACCATTGCAGATATAAAAAGTAGAGCACCACAAAGTTTCTATACACAAAACCGTATGGTCAATGGACAAGACTATAATAGTTTTCCTTTTACATTATACAATTCAATCATTAAAAGTAAAGCACTTAATCGTGTGAGTGTTGGTGTAAGTCGTAACTATGATTTATTAGATCCAAGTGCAAAGTATTCTAGTACAAATGATTTTGCAGATGATGGTGGGTTATATGTAGATGAGACCTCAGGGTTTGTCAATTTCACATCAACTGGTAGTAGTGATATCATTAGTTTCTTTACTGGTACATTGGCAACAATATTAGGTGGTCATCGTGCACAACAATATTATGTTCAACACTATCCATGGGTTAATTTTCAAGTTACAGACTTAGCAAGCGTGTACTATTGGAATCAAACAACTAGAGACAATGAGCAAACAACTGGTTTCTTTTACACAGAGAATGGCCCAGTGAGTATAGGTGTTAATAGCTCCGGGTATGTACAATACTTAACTGAAGGTGCGTTGTGTAGATTTGTTCCTCCGGCAGGATACTATTTTGATAAAAACAATTTGTTAGTAGAAGGATTGCCTGGCCCTGGTGATATAGTTTATATTTGGACTAATGTAGTAAGTGTTAACGGTGACGGTGCTAACAATGGATATGGTAATTTAAGCAATGGCACAGGACCAGTTGTATTAAGTTCATATGTACCAAATGGTTGTAGAATTACTACAGTAATACCTTCATTTACGAACGTAATTGGAACTACAGTAGTACAAGAAGCAATACAACAAATTAATTTAAATAATAATTTTTCATTGGTGTACAACAATACTTTAGGTGCAAATGTAACACGCTGGAGCCTGAGTACATATGAAGATAATTCCGCTTTTGTAACATTTCAAAGTTTAGGGAGTGGTAATTATTTAGTAACATACAATAGTACTGCATATTATTTTGCAAGTGCAAAAGAAGTTCGTTTTGCATATGATCAAGGCAAAGTAATTTATGATCCACTAAGTGGAAAAGTAATGCAAGATACAATTACTATATTAAAAAGTAATAGTCAACCAATCAGTAATAGTCCATTGTTCAATGATATAACATTATATGTTGTTGGGCAGCCAAAAGAAAGTGATGGCTATCCAGATGACTATAGTGTTGAAGTAAGTACAATGAATGGCAGTTTAACTGATGTTATTCGTGATCCGGACTTCTTTACTAAGGTTACCAACTATACATCAGGTAATAGCAACTATCAATACTTTGTTTTCTTACAACAAATTACTGATACTAATTTGTTATCACGTTATGTAATGATTCCTACAAGTGAAATAGTTTATCAATATGGTACATTAAGTGACATTGAAGTTGTTAAATATCAATTCCCAGTTAATACTGTATTCTATGCACCATTTGAAGATAAATTTTATACAAGTGCACAAAGTGCAACTTATGGAACTGTGTATACTGTGCAAGAATTGACCACATATAGTGCGAGAACAGGTCGTCAAGGTTTGTATTTTCAATATCAACATGTATCTGGGGATACAACACGTATAAATCCTGCTACTACAAATATTATTGATTTGTATTTGGTTACAAGTGGATATTATACTGCATATACAAATTATATAACTGACACTACAGGTACTGTTACACAACCTCCGGTACCCACATTAGAAGAATTAACAACAACTTATAGTAACTTAAATAACTTTAAAATGCTCACTGACAATATCATTATGAATAGTGTTCAGTTTAAACCCTTGTTTGGGGCTAAAGCAGACCCAAGTCTACAAGGCA